AGTTGGAGGCCGGTATTCGGCTGGTTCGGTTTACAACCGTACCACTCTTTGTACAAGTAACACCGCCCGTCAGGGTCGACCGTCCACCATTGCACCGCAAAGGGCTTGGTATAGCCGTGGTCAAACGACATATAGCGGGGCCACCACAGCGGGATGTCAAACGGCTCAATGACGTGCGTGTGGAACTGGTCTTTGTAATGTTCCGGCGCATTGACGAACTCGGTGAAGACTTGACCTTCGAAGGAATCCCAGTCACCATTAAGTAAAGCCCGACGCAATGCATCAGGCTTTTGCTCCAGTTCAAACAAGTAATCGTCAGTAATGTGCGGGTTCTCCATCGCCAGCGCTGGAATGTATTGCGTCTTTATTTTGCGCTCACGGTGCAGCGCCTCGGAGAAGATCGTCTGCGTCTGAATCGACATATACGGCCCCGCGTCAACGAACAGGGCTTTCACCCACCCGTGACCGATGTTGCCGGGGTTCGACGCGCTGCGAACGATGGGCGTGACACCCAAGCGCTTTGCCGCACGAAGACGGGTTTTCAAGAAGTCATAGATTTCTTTTTCAAACGCCGTCAGTTCGTCAAAGTACAAGAATTGGATTTCAATACCGGAATAATTAAAGCGGTCAGCCGGGTTCTCGCAATGACGGAACAGTATCTTTGATCCGTTCATCAGGGAGAACTCATGCCGCCCCGCATTGTATTTAGCTAGGGATTTCGGATACGAAGCCATTGCTTCTTTGATGTCCGTGTCTTCCAGTTCACGGTACGTCCGACGGAACATGACCGCTGTGGTTTCCGGGTATTGAAGACACCGGAACAGCGCATCCATCACCAGCGCTTTTGTCTTGCCACCACCGGCGGCACCACCGTACAAAACCTCATTGGCTTTGGAGGCGTGGAACATCCGCTGCTTCTCCGTCGGCACGTAGTTGATCGTGACATTCATAACTTTCTATTTTCACGTCTATCAGGAAAGTTAGTCGATCAAAATGATCTTTTCTTTCCCCCAGTCCCGCTCGACGATCATGATATCCTCGACCTGATATTGTTCCGCACTCCCGTAGTCCGTGAGCCGGAACACTTCCAAGTCATCAGCATCGTTCTCTTCGATGTACTGGATCAGTTCCGCGCCAGTCATGCGCTCACCTCGTCATTCTTCGTCCGGCGTGCCCATCTCCGGCATACCCTCGACTTTGACCGTGACCGTGTTCTGCTCTTCGCCCATGATCGTCGGGCCGTACCGGTTCGCCAGTTCTCTGGCGGCACCCTGGGCTACCCACGGGTTTTTGTTGCCCATCTGTTTGTCGAACAACGCCATCGCCCGCGAGTACCGCGGCAGCGCTTCTTGCTTGCACATCTCTTTGTAACAGCGGTCAAACTCGTCTTCGTCTTTCCACAGCAGAATCTTCTGATAGCACTTCTTCAGTTTGCTCTCGTATTCCGGGTCCTTCGGGTCCAGCTTCCAGACCGCTATCGCCGCCTCTTTGTAGCTCATGCCCTCGAAGATGCACCGGACCGCATGGTACTTCATGCTGTTCATATGGTATCTAGTGCCTCGCATCTCATTACCTCCTTTCAAAAAAATTCATGGGGGATGTTTGGATATCCCTGTGCCAAAGTTATATATATACTCCACAGGGAGCGGGACTCCGATTTCCAATCTGTGACCCCCCATCACCAGGCAACCCCCATACACCCCGGGGGTAAGAGGGTGAAGCGAGGAGCAGCACATAGTTTTTTAAAGTGGGTACTCATCATCCTCTATATTTTTTTAAACAGCTTGGTTAGTCAACGGGTTTATATCCTGTGAACATTCTAATAATAACTAGATAATCTAAGAGTCATGTTAGATTCGTGTGATATTCTTCCAGCTATTCTCTATTGATCTACTGTCTATTGCTGATGATGTACTGAAGCTGTACCAAGTAGGGGGAAGGTAGACTCACAAGAGAAGTCAACATACCTTGTTGGTGTAATGCTGATACCTTGTCGGAGTAATGCTTATGCTGTATTACTCTTCGCTGTGCTCTTCGCATCTAGTATTGATTACCAGATTATCTAGTTATTATTAAGAGAAGATCTAGTACTAAAATCTAAGACATTAATATGAAAGAATTTCTTATAGTTAAGATATAGATTATAAGAATATTTAATGGCTATGGATATAAAAAAAGAGAGAGAAAAAACCGTCTCTCTCTTTCTCTTTTGGTTCTTTTCTCTTTCTCTCACGTTGGGCTTTGCCCAAGTATATTTTATCACGCTTGTCAAGTGCATAACTAGTACATAAAAGTGCATAGCTAGTGCATAATTAGTGCATAACTGTTGGCTGTTGTGAAAAGAAAATTTACACGCTGTGCGCGTTGTCGTGTCATCCGATGGCGTGCGCTTCTCTACCCGATGACGTGCGCACCGGATGACGTGCGCTCTTCATGGCCTGCACCTGGTGCGGCGGGATCGTGGCCCGCAGCGCGGCCTATTCCCCTACGGGGAACCCTGGAAAAAATGTGCCGCTTCATTATATGCCGTGGGCCGCAAAAAACTTTTTGAAAAAATTTGCAAAAAGGGGTTGACAACTCCTGCGTGCAGGGTGTACCCTATGGGCGAATCAAGGGAACACCCCACACCGAGCCGAAACGAAAGGAGATCAAAACCGTGAAGATCAGGATTACAGTTACCGGGCTGACCGCCGCTTCAATCGAAAGGGCAGAGCGCGCTAGCATTTACGGGGTAAACGGTAACGAGCGCGACTGTTGCATCGCCCGCCGCAATTGTAACGAAGCGATAGAGAAAGCACTCAAGGCCGCCGGGATTGATTGGAACTGGTTGCAAGTGTACGACGCGCACAGCATCAGCACCGACGGACTGAAGACACCATACCTTGCAGAGATTTATGCCGGATATTCTCCCGTCTGATGATGGCCCGCCGGTCACGGGCCGAAACGCTGGGAAGCGTCACGGGAAACCAACAACCCACCTACCACAACCAACGACATGAAAGGATGGGCACCATGGAAAAGATTCACATCACGATGCACGACGCTGATCATAAGCTGTGCGGTATCCAATCAATCAACACTTCGATTAAGTGCAACCCCATTTGTGTGGGCCGCATCCGTAAGGCAATGGAGACCGGAGACAATGATTGTATTTGCCTGTCCTGCTACGCTGATTATCAGTTGAACTACAAAGCAAGCCTTCAAAAAGCCTTGACAGAAAACACCCGCATTCTGACGAGCCGCGACCTGACCGACGAAGAGATCGCAAGCATTAATCTTTATACCCGGTTCGTTCGGATTGAGTCCTTCGGCGACGTTCAGAACGTGACGCAAGCGAAAAACTACATCCGCATCATGTACGCTAATCCGGATATCGGCTTCGGCGTTTGGACTAAGAATTACGGAATTTGGTTCATGGCCTTCAACACTTTGGGCAAGCCGGAAAATTGTTCCTTCGTCGTCTCCTCTGTCCACCTAAACAAGATCGATTCTTTCCCCGCAAAGTACAGTCATTACGTTGATCACGTCTTCACCGTCTACGACGTAGAAGATTACGACGCTTTGGAAACTAGCGAAGATTACACCCTGTGCGCCGGTGTTCAATGCAAGGCCTGCGGTTACAAGTGCTACAAGAAGAACACGCCGCGCAATGTATTCGAAAAGATTCGCGGCAAGAAGAACCGTCACAAGATGCCGGAACTGAAACCGTTTTAAAGCCTGCCTGATGATGAAGGGGCGGCACCCCTTCGAAACGCTGACAGCGTCGCAGGAAGCCAACACCTACCACGAAAGGAGAAACGACAATGACCATTAAAGGCTTCGTTCGCGACATGATCGCCGATTGTGAAACCTACTGCGCACCGCAACCCATGAGCATTTCTGATGCGGCCTACAATCTGACCGTCTACCGTTTGGAAGGGCGCAAGCTGCCCGCCCGGATCACGCCGGCGAACTTCGCCGCCGCTTGGAATGCCGCGCTCCCGGTTGACGAGAACTCCGTGCAGGCTGAAGCGCAGGGAATCTTGGACGCGCTGTCCGTTCCTTGGTTCGATAGATTCGACATCGCTTCCAGGCTGATGCTAAATATGCAACTGAACGGACACACCGTCCGCGCCGTCGATGGCTCACACTTTGAGATTGATTCCGTTCTGTACGTCATCAGTAAAGTTAAAGGCACCAAGGCTTGGAAAGTGAGTGTTGCTGCATGATTAAAAGATTCGTCGTCCTGTTCCTGGTAGCCGCCGCCTTTATGGGCGGCAGGCTAACGGGAATCCACCACGCGCTTACGGATTGTGAGGTCGAGAAAGCCCCTTATTTGGTTCTGATTCATTTGGATGGACAAACTATCGCCCACTATACAGAGGCCCGTTAAAACGCATTCTAGACACCTTTATGAATGTCTTGACAACACACCTTATAATGGACTTAGAAAGAGAGGAACACCACCATGAAGAAGGCTGAAACTTTAATCCGTTCCCTGAGTTCTGAACTGCTCCCCAACAACCACCCGATCCCTGGAACGAAACAATGGATATTCAAGCAGTACACGACCGACGACCTGACCGAAGCGCTGGAACTGCTCAAAGGCAGAGAAGAAGAGCAGTCCGCCCCCAGCGTCCGCAATTGGATCACGAACGAGCTGCAGAAGCGGGGTGGTTCAGATGCCGATGACTGAAGCACAGAAGCGGGCCGTCGCCAAGTACGAAGCGGCGAACACAAAGCGGATCACATTCAAGGTTAATCTAAGGACTGAGCGCGATATCTTGGAATGGTTGGAGAAACAAGACCCCTTACAGACCGCAATCAAAGCGGCGATTCGTGAGCAGATCAAACGCGAAACCACAAAGAGTACTATCAACCCCCGCCCTTGACCGGCGCGGGGTTTTCCCCTATAATGGTTTCCGTGATCACGCTGCCCATTGCATCGTCGTTCACCCTTGAAGACATAGAGAAAAGCGGCCCTGATGCAGACCGCTTTTTTCTATGCCCTTTGATTTTTGGGATCGCGTTTTTTCAGTATCTCCCCGACTGCTTTCTTGGCATTCCGGTGGACGTAATACAGACTGCGCCCGTTTGAGTAGCCCATCTCTGTTTGGATCTGTCGCCAGCTATGACCGCACAGATACCGCAACTGCAACAGCTTGCGCTGTCGTTGATTCGGCACCTGGTCAATCGTTCGTGAGATATCGTCAACCAGTTCCGACAGTCTCAGAATCTCACGCATCAGCTTCCGGTCGATGTCCGCAATCTGAACAGCCGTGCTTTCGATCTTGCTGCCGGATGACGGTGCGGCGGGCATCCCGTCCATGTTCGGCGTGATACCCGTTGCGATATCCAATAACCGCTGCCGTCGTTCGACCAGCACCGTGAGCTTTTCCTCTGCTTCGAATGCTTGGTTCAGATACTCAGTTGCGTTCATTCAATCTCTCCATCCAGCGCAGATACTTCTGCCGTTTGGTTTGGTTCGCCGCTTTGAATCCATCGGACAGCGTCAGGTCAACAACCGAATAGCACAGCATCACGTCAGCCATCTCTTCGATCAGCGACCGCTTGCATTCATCAACCGTCTTCGGTGTTGGGTTCGATCCATCAATCGCCCGTCTCAGTTTCAGCGCGGCTTGCCCCAGTTCGTTTGATTCCTCAGCCAGCATACAAAGCAATTCGGTTTGTGCCAGTTCTTCCGGTATCATTCGTTCACCTCTAGCTTGTACCTCGCATAGTTCACCGGCTCTCCGTATCTGTTCCGGCTCCGCTCCGTAGTCTTGCTGATCTTGTACCCCATCCGTTTCAGGTCGCCGATCCGTGCAGCCAGTCTAGTGCAGGAGAATTCTCTGATCGCATCCATCGCTGTGATACTTCCAACGTCAGTCATGTATCTCAGAATCCGTTGTGTCTGTGTCATCCTTCTGCTCCTTCTTCTCCATCCGCTCAAGTGCCTGTCGTACCGTCTCCGTCAGGGCATCAATCTCAGCGGCCTTCTTGCCCTCTGCCCAAGCACGGTACACCACATCCAGTATTCGGTTCTTGTGGGTCTTCAGCACCGCATCAATCTCATGCTCGGCGTAGGCCATAAATTTATCCCTCGTCATCCTTCTGCACTCCCTTGATAGCGATTTCCCTTATCTCATCAATGAGACTTTTTAATCCCTCAACAGTATCAGCACCATCATAGTCAAAGGCTATATCAGCGATTAGTTCTAACGATTTTGCGGCATTTTCTAATTCGCTTATCGTATGTTCTTGCTCATGCAAAGTTTCCATCTGCATATTACTAAGATCACACATAGCCCGAAACTGTGACTCACTCTTTTTCAGCAGTTCAACAGCTTTCCGAATCAACTCGTCAGGATATTCGCTAATGGATTTCTCAAATCTTTCGCACTCTTCATATGGACAATCTTTGCACTTTCCGGCTGGATCGCTACAGTTCTCAAGTGCCGCTACGATTTTCTCTCGGTCACTCATCGCCCACACTCCAGTCCTCAGGCACACCGTCTTCCATGTAATCGCAGAACGCACACGAATATCCTTTATACCGATAGTCAACACCCTTCGGGCATCGTTCGCATATACCCTGCTTAACCCAATCCTGTCTCATCCAATAGCGCAGATAATCCCGTTCGCCGCACACATTCTCAAGCGCAGTCTCCATGCGGTCAATGATGTGAACACATTGAAGATATTCGGCAATAAGCTCAAACATCGTCATCATCATTACACCGGTTGTTTCGGCCTCGGTATGATCTACTGGCTCCATGATCGTCTGTCCGCAGCGGTTCAACAACAATTCGATTCTTTCAAGACTGTCCATCTGTCGCTCCTTTCTTGGCCTGTGCTTTCTCCCACGTTCTCATGCACTTGTACGAACAGACCGGAACCGTGTGATACTTCTTGTCCTCGATACGCCAATAGTGTTCTTCGGTTTTGCACCGGATGGAAAACATTTCTCCGCATACTGGGCATTTCTCTTGGTGTTCCGTTCTGTCCATGAAGTTATTCTTTTCGCTGGCGTTGTTCTTGTACACCACTTTCAGACCGTACAAGTATGAATCCATCAGCGGTTCGTATCTTCTCCCCATTGGTTACCCTCCTTCGTACGGGGCGGGCGAACCGTTGTTAAGCTTTTTGTTTTGCACTTGACGCGAAAAGTTTAACTTGCTGCGGTTCCACTTTGCGACGCGAGTGACACGATTGCCCGCCCCGTACGTTTATTTGTCTTCAGAAATGATTATCTCCACCCGTGGTTCTTCGGCGTATCGTTTGATACATCCACCGTTTGTGATCTGTGAATCGTCGTACCACGCTATGCCATTCAAAGCGTCCTGGCAGATCTTCAAGATATTGTCTTCGTCCGCACGCTTAGTGGGCTTGACGATATCCTCCAGCATCAATGCCCTCTGCTTTTGCGGCGTTGAGGCTGGTATCCCATAGTACGCAATCACTTTGAATCTCAGCGGAACCCCTTTTTCGTAGCGCACGAAGTAGGGGTACGCCGTTCTAAACGCTTCGATCACACGGGCTTCGTAATCCTTGGTCGGCTTGGGCGTGAACGCATGGCCCTGCCGTGTCAGTCTTGGACGATCTTTCCCCTTGGGTTCACCGTAAACGATGAACACAAGGCTTTCCGTAATCTCACCACCTTAACTATGCACTACTCTAACTTGCTATGCCGTTGCTTTGCTGTGCAGATCAACGCCTTGGCTTTTCAGTACATTGCCGATACGCTACCAGTCCCCGCTCCACCTTGCCATGACAATACCTCACCACACGTTGCTTTGCCATGCCATTACTTCACGCTGCGCTGCCCTGCTTTGCCTTGACCTTACGTCACAGCACCTCGCCTTTCCTTGCCGACGCATTACGCTACTTGACCAAACCGCACCCTTGCGCCACGTTGCAGTACTCCACCATGCCGTCGCCTTGCTTCACAATGCCCTGACTACACAATGCCGATGCAATACCTCGCACAACAATACTGTGCCGTTGCTTTACGAGACTTTACCTCTGCCATACAGAAGCCTGCGGCACTCTACCGAAGCGATACATAACCTGGCTAAGCTTCACCATCGCCTTGCTTCACCGCTCTTTGCCCCTGCTACACTGTTCGTCACCCTGCTTTACCTCCGCGTGGCTGTGCTATACCTTGGCTTAACAATGCAGCACATAGCTTTACCATTACACAGCGGTGCTATGCCGTCACACCACCAAACTCCGCTTCGCATTTCCTTTGCTTCACTACGCTATACTCTGCCGTAACCATGCGGTTCTGAACAAAACCCCGGCCAAACAATACCCGGCAAAACTACACCGCCGCATTACATAGCATAACCGTGACCATGCTATGCGGGACTTAACCTTGCCCCTGCTCTGCTAAACCCTGCGTAACTTAACTACACAGACACGATTCAGAACACAGCCAAGCTATACCATCACTCAATACGCTGGACGATGAAGCTGCCGTGTCCACCGTTGCGCCATTGACCCAAGCCTTTGAATGCACCGTATGTCAACGCCGCTTCAATCGTCTCCCAAGTGATAGCCTTGCTCTTCGGCTTTGCTTCTCCGTCAGCTGACGCTTTGGTTTTGGGTGCGCTGTTCTCAATCAGCGTGATGGAGACATCCACATACCACGGCGCATTGATCTGCTCCGAAGATGCCAGCGTAACACGCGGGCCTTGCATTGTCTCTGCCCGCAGCGGGCGTTCTTTCCATCCGTCCGGTTCCGTGATGACGTGACCGTCGCGCATGATGGGCAAGTACGTCGGGCTAACGAACACCAGGTTATCTACCTTGGACTTCGGTGCCGTGATACCGAACTGGTCTTTCAGCGTGTTCATTGCGGCTTTCAGGAAGCCCTTCACGACGTGGTTGCCGATGACGATATGGCTGTCATCGCCGTCTCTGAGAAAGACCGTCAGGCCCATCTGCTTCACCTGATCTAGCTTCTCTTTCAGGTCTTCGGGGCTGGGCAGCATCTCCGTCTCCTGCATGGCTTTCTCCAACGTCTCAGCCTTTGCGGCAATGAACTCGGAATGAATCTTGGGATTGACGGGATTGCTTCCAAGAAGCGGGGTAACACCAGTCAGTCTGTAAGAGCGCGTCTCGTTCTTGATTTCCATTTTGCGATCTCCTTTTCTGTCTTTAGGCGTATGTATTATCTACGCCAATGTAAGTCATCTTGTCGGGATTGAACACCATTGCCAGCGAACCGATCTGCCCTTGGCGCTGCTTCGCAACACGCACGGCGATGTACTGTCTGCCGTCACGTTGCAAGACGTTGAACAGATTGATGTCGCCCGGTGCAATCCATGCGTCCGTAGATTTTTCCGGGCGGTGCAGGAACAGAACGTTATCAGCGTCCTGTTCCATGTCACCTGATCCCCGCAACTCTTCCAACGACGGCATGTCTCCGGCGCTGCCTCGTCCGACTTGGGCCAGCGCCAACACGCTGATGTTGAAATCCGTTGTCATGTCCTTTAGTGTCTTAGTGACGTAACCAATGCGCTGATAGTCTGCGTCGAACTTCTGCTTGGTTCGCATCAACTGCGTGTAGTCAACGACCAGCATATCCAGTCCGTCTCCGTCTACCCGCTGTTGGACTGCGGCTCTCAGATCTTCCACGTCCTTGGTGTTGAACAGGAACGATACGTTATAGCCCTGATAGTAGCCCATCGCCCCGGCCAACTGCGCCCAATCCTCCAGCGATAACTCTCCGGTTCTCAGCTTGTAGCTGGAAATATCCGTGCCGCTTTGGAAGATGCGTGTGCCGTACTGAGAGGCCGTCATTTCACGGCTGCACACACCCACACGATACCCGGCTTTCGCCGCATTGAGTGCGCACCACATTGCAAAAGCGGATTTGCCAACAGACGGACGCGCACCGATGATCGTCAGTTCACCACGGTGAAAGCCCGTAGTGACGCGATCCAACAGCGGTATACCCGACGGCATCACAGGCTCTTCGCCTTTAGAGCGCCGCTCTAGTGTGCTGTACGTCGCTGCCATCACGTCGCCGATGCTAGTCCAATCGTTGGATACGGCTGTCATGTTACGCAACGACTGACGTGTTGTCTCCAACACGGATGCCGCATCTTGGCTGGACTCCAGTTGATGACGTGCTTCGTCAAGAATGTCATACAGCTTACGCGCATTGGTTGCTGATTTTAAGATTTCAATGTGCTTGTCCAAGGCGTACCGCGCACCGATCTGCTCTTGCTTCAGAACGATTGCCATGTTCAGAAGCACGTTCTCCCGGTTGCCGTACAGTTTCCGCAGCGTGTCGGACAACACAACCAGGTCTGTGCTGTCACCCTTGGCGGCGGCAATGGTACGGACGGCATTAAACAGACAGCGTCTTTCCTGAGTGGTGAAGTCTGCTTCCGTGATCGTCAGCGCCTTGGCAGACAATTCGCGGTCTTGAATGAATGCCGCCAGCACCGCACTCTCGGCCTTGTCGTTTACGAAATTCGTGGTAACCAATCAGGCCTCACCTCTCTCTGCGGCTGTGAAGGTGCAATCTCGTCTTCCCAACGCCGCTGGTTCAGCCACGTTGACGGGTTCGGAATGAACTGCCCGTTCTCTTTCTGCCATTGAGCCGAAGCCTTGGCAGTATTGATAGCGTTGATCATCGTTTCCAGCAGAGAATCGTCCGGGTTAATCTTCTTGAAACTCTTCTCCGCTGCGAACTTGCTGACTTTCTTCGGATACGCTTTCCAAAACCGTGCGAAGCGAACGTCAACGTCAGGCGCTTGCGCCGATGATGTATTATGTTTTGGATTCGTATTCGTATTGGATTCAGACGAACAAATGTTTTCATTTGTTTGCATCATTTTGCAAGTGCTTGCATCATCCGTTACGGACTCTTTCACCGGAGACGGGTACTTACTGTGCCGCGTTCTGATCGTTTGGTACTTTTCCCAGTTGCGAATTTGAAGGTACGGATGACCATCTACTTCATATAGATCAAACATACCAGCCGACCGCCCTGCATTGAGTGCCGCTACAATCTGCGCATTTGTAAGTGTCTTCAGCGGAAAAAGCCGTGCTTTCAGAATTGCTGGCCTTGCATCCAACCGCCCGAAGTCATCAACGTTTACTATCAATCTGTACCAAAATACTTCGTGAAACCATGACAGTTGATTGATTGACTCACTTGTGCATATGCTTTCTCGAAGTAATCTGTTACCCATCTCTTCTTGGAAACACCCCCTTAGAACGGCAACCCGCTGTTGTCATCGGGCATCGGCTGGAACACCGCAAGCTGATCCTTCTCCTCTTCGGTAAGAAGGCGGGGCGCTGGAACCGTGAACTCTCCGCTGCGTACCTTCTTCACATCAATCAGGTAATCCGGCACGGTTCTGATGATCTCGCTTCCCTGCCACACGCTGTGCTCCTCACGGAACAGGCAACCAACCACACAGTTCTTCATGGCTTCTACCATCAGGTATCCCTTGTCAATGATGACCGCATTCGGATTGCTGTCGCACACGGCGGTAACCAGTCCTTTGAAGCGGGGGTTCGTGGTCTTGTCTGCTTTGATCAGCGGCTGACGCAACACGCAGCGCCAGCGGGGATTGTTGTTTCCGAACCGGATAGCCGCAGAGTACTGGGCCGTGAAGTAGTCCTTAAATTCTCCTTCGAAGATGTCCATGTAGATCTCCAACATGGGTCTGCCGTCCTTGGTATGCGTCTCTTTCGCGTCCTTGATCTGACACACATACCCGCCAGCGGGCAGCTTGCGCTTGCGGCTACCGCCGCTGAAAGCCTGGGTCGTTTCGTAGTCTCTCGGTAACTGCATCGTTCAATCTCCTTTACTTATGCTTCTTTCCACAGTCCACACACAACTGTTTGCCAAACCGTTTCTTTGTGTACATCACGATGTCGCTGGCGTACCAAATCTCGCCGCCGCTCTTGTAGCTGTCCACGATGGGCTTGCCGCAGTCCTCGCACAGAGGTGCGTCTTCCGGGGCTTCTGCTACGTCTGCCGTGGTCGGAATGTCTTCCCCTGCGTAGATGTACAGCCCCAGTCCGTGACGGGCTACAGCCTTGGTCAGAGACCGCTGAATGGCCTTGTTGACGTGGGTGCTGGTCAGTCCGTTCAGCGGGATGCTGTTGTTGCGGAAGTCCATGATGGGCAGATACTCAATGTGCTCCAGCTTGTAGTCGCCGTCCACCAATGTCACGCCCGTCTTCACCCAGCAAGTGCGCCCATCCGTGAAGTAGTTGTTCCCGTTCTCTGCTTCGTAGATGGTGTAATAGCTGTCGGGAAACACGCGCTTGAACTGATCCCAAGCCCATGCCCACGACAAATAGGTCAAGCCGTTTTTGGAATCGGTCTTGCCACTACAGTCAATGGATGCCAGCCGTTCGAATCTGTTAGGCATTAGAATGTGTCACCCCCTTCTTCTTCGGTCTTCTTGTTATCCGTCGGCAAATCGTCGAACAGATGTCCGAACTCCACTTCGTGCTTCAACGAATACAAATCGTCGAACAGGCTGTCGATCAGGAACAGCAGCGCCTTCTTCGTCAGGATGCTGTTACGCTGAAAGCCAATGCTCACACAGCGAGTGTCTTCGATACCGTGGAGCGTCTTCATCTCAGTCTTGATGACGTTGCCCCTGAGAACCAACTCGTCTACTTTCAAATCAGTCATCTTGCGCCCTCCTCATGGCAGTCTTCCATGCGTCTTCCACACAGGCTCCGGCACCACGGCCTTTGATGGACTGCGTTTGCCACACGCCGCATCCGGTAGTCCTGTCGCAGATGTAAGATACGAACCAATGTCCGTCGGTTACGTCCGTCTGTACGAACAGCGACATGGGCTGTCCGCAGCCGGGGCAAGCGGGTTGCACACGATGAGAGACTTCGTGTAACTTGTCGATCTCATACGGTGTCAGGCGCTTGCGATCATCTTCATAAATCAGGGGGTTTCTCATGTTAATCTTCCTCTGTCACGTCCACCCAGCCGGGTTCGTTGAACCAGTCAGCCAGGTCTTGGAACGTCATGTTCATGGCACACTCTTCGCAGAAGGTAGTCTGTCGAAACTGGAATGCGCGTTCTCCTTCGTAGATGTTCTCACCGCACCCCGCGCAGATGTGCCGTACTTTCCTGCTTGGCGCTTCGGGGCAGCGGTCATCGCATCTGTCGTATCTCATCGGGCAATCTTCGCATCTCATAAGAACGGCACTCCTGTTTCGCTGAAATCAATCCCTGCGCTGTGGGCCAGCGACCGTACTCTGAGCAGCTCGTCTACTCGGAACGTGTGCGGCTTTTGCAACCGCATCTTGTAAGTTCCCACGGGCATCTCAAGCCGTGCCGCCATGCCGTCTTGGGATTTGATCCCCAGCATCTTCTGCGTCCGTCTGAGACATTCGGTAATCAGTACCAACGTTTTCTTGTCGTTCATTCCATCCGCACAAGAATGCGCTCCGGGTCTTTACCGGCTTTCTTCAGTTCCCTACGTTTTCTTCTCGCCCACTTCTCAGCGGTGGTAACTGTCCTGCAAGAATAGAGAACCTTTTCCCAACCGGCTGTGTCTGCATCGCCGCAGATTTCTACGACGGTGAAGACGTGCATCTTCTTCCCGGCCACTTGCGCTGCTCACCTCTTCCTGTTATAATGTTTGTGGTATTTTTTCTCAGCCGCTCGTCGTGTTCCCAGCACGGCGGGCTTTTTTTATTCGTCGGCATCTACTGGCTCGTTCTCCAGTTTGCCGATTGGGCCGTCCAACACCCGTCCGAAAAGTTTGCGCTGTCGTGCTTGCGCCGCATCCACAGCGGCTTGCTGTTGTAAATGCGTTTTAAAGAACGGACAGGGGTTGTCATTGTCGTAACCATAACCGTTGCGGTCATAGTCGAGCGCTGTGCAGTAGCCGGTCTTGAAGTCGTACAAGAAGCAGTCCTTGCGCTTGCACTTCATCGGCGTTCCCGCACGTTTAAGTCGTGTCTTGCGATCTTCTGTCATGCGATGCGATCTTCTCCTTTCTTTATCCTTACGCCACAGCGTAGTCTCGGACATCTTCAAGGCTTACGCCGATGAACTTGCAGATTGCAATGAACTCATCAGCCGTCAGCTTTCGCTTACCGTTGAATGTGTTAGAGAGGGCTTTGATCGGTATTCCGGTATTGGAAGATATCGCGGTAAGCTTAATGCCCTTCTGTTCAATGATTCGCCCTAACTTTTCGGCTGCCGTCACCATATCACCCCCTTCCATATTCTTCGTTTCGGGGAATCTATGGGTATTATATTCCTCAAAGCGGGAATTGTCAACACATAAAAAACAAAAAATTCCCCATTACGGGGAATTTAGTCTTGAAAGATGTCTGTTTTTAGTATATTATATTAGACGAAAGGAGGTGAACGGAATGAGTGCATTCTCGGGAAAACTAAAGAATGCAAGAATAATCTGCGGATACAGCATTAAAGATGCGGTTATCGTGTTGCGAAATGCTGGCGTACAGATATCAGAAAAAACCCTTTACAATTGGGAGTCAGGAGCGAGGACACCTGATGCCGACGAATTCATACAGATATGCGATGCATACGGAATCAAAAGTTTTGACCAGTTCGACGGACTATTAGATGAAGAGACGCGAAGAGAAAGCGAAATGATCGCAAGATACAGAATGCTAGATGATAGAGGAAAGAATGTAGTAGAAACCGTCATCGCAAATCAATGGAGTTATTTGGAATTACAAAAAGAAAGAAGCCCGTCCGGGCGCTCACCGAACAGGCTTCGATTGGAAGATAACCCCCAAGAAGAAGATCGCACTTAGTATTATAGGAACATATCGCTGAAAAAGCAAATCCCCGTGGAGATTTTCCACGGAGATGCCGATTACCCACCTACCACAGAGGACACCCGGCTTTTCTATTATAAAGGAGATTGAAGAAGATGGCAAGTAAAAAATCTAAAAGCAAGGGCAAATTGCCAAGCGGTAATTACAGAGTCCAAGTGTATATTGGAATCCGCTCAGACGGAAGACAGCGTTTCGAATCGTTCACCAACAAAGATAAGGATGTCGCGGAAGCAGAGGCCAAAGCTTTCAAGGTGCGCGTTAAGACGTTGCTTGCACAAGGCGTGTCCGTGGATGATATCCCCCGCGAGGACGTGCCGGTTGTCCATTCCGATACCGTGATGAAACATCTATTGCGGTATGTCGATACTTGCGAGGCGGTAGGCTTGTCTCCATCCACCGTGCGTGAATACGAAGGTACAGCCAAGCGGGCGTACAAAACGATTAAAGATATCCCGGTGCATATGCTGACCGTCTCCAACATTCAAGACTATGTGAACGCACGGTCGAAAGCGGGAGCCAGCGCAAAGACCATCCGCAATGAAATCGGACTGCTGTCCGCTGCTCTGCAACAGGCCCGTCCTGATCTGAACTTCAAAGCATTGAAGATGCCGAAGAACGAACGCAAGGAGATTCAGATCCCAACAGTCGAAGAAGTGCAGAAGATGATCGACGAGGCGCGTGGAACAGAGCTATACGTTCCCCTGTTGCTTGCCGCTTTAATGGGCCTGAGACGCTCTGAAATCGCGGCGTTGCAATGGGTAGACGTAGACCTTAAGGCGCGTACTTTGAACGTCCGTAGTGCCGTTGTGAGCGGCGTAAACGGCCTTGAAACAAAGGGTACGAAGACCAAGGCGGGAACACGGACACTTCATATCCCGCAAGCCGTTGCAAAAGCACTAGCCGCACAGCGTGGACTGGATGCCGCTGTCACACAGCTAACGCCTGATGCCATCACCCGCCGCTATGAACGGATGCTGGAGAAACTTGGGATGCACTATAGATTCCATGACCTGAGACACTATCATGCTAGCCGGATGATTGCGAACGGTGCGCCGCAGAACTACATCACGGCAGACATGGGTCACGCCACGATGGATATGGTCAACCGTGTTTACGGTCATGTGATGGCTGACAAGCAGAAAGAAATTGACGCGGGGATGGAACGAGATGCAGACGCGATCACTCTATAATAGATTTCTGTTGCTTTCTACACTTTTCTATTATGCGACACTTTTGCGCAAAGTGTATCTTGCACGCGTGCAAAGTTTTGCGGATAAAATGCCATATTGGAATCTAAAATGTCAGATTATCGGATGAATAGTTAGACCACAAAAATCCAAAGAATAAAAGAAAAAACCCAGCAATCTTAGTGATTACTGGGTTTTCTTTTATGGTCGAGGTGACAGGATTTGAACCCATACGGATTCTAGCTATTGTTAGAATTTTCGGGTTCGTGTTAGAAATCGTGTGATATTACTTCTTCGGTTTCTTCACTCTTGCACCTTCGTACAATGCCCGCGTGGCAATGTCATCGCCGGTCATGTACTTCTGACGGTACTCTTCGACAATCTCATTTGCCCGCAGAACTTCACGGATCATCTTGCGCCGGACATCCGTTGTCGCGCTGTACTTCTCAGAATCCGTCATCGTCGTGTTTGCGTTGATGCGGTCAATCTGATTGTAATAATCCGTGATTCTCTTCTTTGTGTCGTACAGCTTGCCGCCCTTGTGAGTCAGTTTGTATGCTTCGTCATAGGCTTTCTTGGCTTCGCTAGTAGACAGTCCACGCCGCAGCTGGTTCAGCGGCTGTTCGTTGTTCACCGTCTGCACCACGCTGTTTACAAGGTTGTACCCATCATAGAACGCATTGGTCGCGTCCGTACTGACGAGCGGGTCTGTGGTCAGTCTGCGCTGTGCCGCATTGATTGCCGCCTTAAGACCGCCTAGTTCTCCGGTGTTCTCATCCTTGGATATAGCCGGAATCAGCATCTGTCCGACAAAGCCTGTGTACTGTTCCGCAAGATATTGCAGATTCAACGGAGACACATCCAACACACGTCCAACGGCGACGAACAAGTCTGCTGTTTCTTCCGTGTACTGCGCAGAAGCGGGCAGATTCTCAAGACGAGTCGGTACAATCTTGGAGCCGTACCAGTTACGATTGTTCTGTACACCGTTCAGCGCTTCCCATACCGGGTTGGTCGCCTTGAAGGTTCGTTTCTCCAAGTCAATGGTGCCGCCAAACGGATTCAGATTGTCCAGTATCGTGTTAGCCGTAGCCAAGATATCGATGATATCCTGATCGGTCGTGCCGTTCCATGCGGCGTTCGACACGATGTTATGCACGGCATACGTCAGCGGGTCTTGCGCCAACGGTACACGGATCAGCGGGTACTTGCCCAAGATATGCGGTGCGATGTTCGGCAGGTAGAAGTGTCCGGCTTTCAGATCGTCGCTCATGTTTTCGAAAGCCTCTTTCTCATCGTCCGTGCCAAACTTCAGAATGAATCCGGCAGACAGCGCAGACATGAGAGCCGTGTTGAATACGGTCTTCATGAACCGTGCGGGCAGTCTACTGCGCTCCGCTTCACTCAGCATACGGCCTGTGCGGTACACGCCTTGCAAGCTGGCTCCGAAGAACGGAATGACTTGCTTCAAGATGGGAACGATATCGCTATAGCCCTGACGTGCGAAGTCAACGGTAACGTCCTGCGCCGCAAGGAATGCTCTAGCACGCCCTTCCTCTGTTGACCTATCATTCTGCCCATAACGATACTCAGCAAAACGGCTGGCCTGTTCAATAATTTCGTTCAGCCTTGCAAGTGTAATGGTTTCCCATACCTTGGTTCTAACCTTCTTGCCCTTGCTGAGAACGCCCTCTTCACCGTAGCCCTTGGAAATCCTGCCGCGCAGTTCGGTTGTTCCCTTCTGAGACATGGTATCAATCCTTGTCCAGCCACCGCCGCCAAGAGCCTGATACTGCTGATAATCTCCGCTGTTCGTCCAAACCTGATATGCAGCAGCCAACCACTTCGGGAATCCGTCAAGATACGTTGCCGCCCACGAACCGTAGTTCACAGAGTTTTGGAAGTCGCGCATGAAGTTACGCACAGCGAAGACCGGGTTGCTGCCCGTGGTCAATGCGCTCATGCCCTTGGTTGCGCGTCCGAATACCTTGGAGAAGAACCGGACAGCCTCGCCAGTTCCCTTGTCAGCCGCCGACAACAGTCTAAAGAGATCGGTATCATTAATCTGATAATAGACCTTGCTGCCGTCTTCCAACGTCACAGTAATGGCATTCCGTGCAACGGTTCCGTTCTCCGTGATCGTCTGCGACTGCTGTGTGCCGATGGCGTTCAAGATGTTCATGGTCGTGATCGGATCGACGTTGGCGTTATTCAGCTGGCCTTGAACTTTATTCTGCAAGGCTGTGGTATCAACCGTTACCGTCTTCGTATCCGGCGTAATCTGTCTGCCGAACTCGCCAAGACCTTCGTACGTTTGGAAAGCGTTGTGCCAAGCAAGCGCGGTCTGATTCGCCTGCACCGTGTTCACGATACTGGAAACCATCTCACACCATGTGTCCATCGGATTGATGATGTCCATCGTCGCGCCCTTGGCTTCATGGATTCTGAAACCACTACGGGTCACACCGTTCGGCACGTTCTCGCCAGTCAGCACACGCTGTGTCGGCAGATAGTTCGGATACATATCGTTCATGCGGTCAAAGGCATCTTGTGGCAGCATTCCAGTATCCACCAGCCACGCTTGCATGAAAGCCTTGCGCCATTGCTGGAATGCTTCGAAGCCCGCTTTAATTTCGGGATTCGTCCGTTCGATTTCAGCAATTCGTGCACGACGCTCCTGTTCCGGCAAACCTTCCAAGTCAAAGACCGGCTTGCCCTGTGCGTCACGGTCAAGAGAATGCAGAAGCAGTCCGTACTCGTTCAGAAGATCATACCCTTCTGTTCCGGTTACGCCAGCATTCTCTAGCACAACGCCAAGGCCGTCACCAAGGATGTTGCCCTTGGAGTCCGTCAGCGTACGCTCCAGTAGATTAACAGCCCTGCGCCCGGCGAAGTTCTGAAGCAACGCATTAGCACGGATGTCAGCCATGAGCGGTACAACGCCATCCCCGGTCTGTGCGCGGATAACCTTGTTGACCTTCTCAGCGGCAGACGATTTATCCACTCGGAAGATAATGGATTCCGCAATACGATGGAGCGGCGTTCTCGGCCTGTCGCCCTTGTCTTTAATAATGGTCTGAACTTTGTTGTGAATGTCCGCGCTGATGTATGCCCTCAGTTCGTCGGCGGCGTTCTGTACCATGTCGGTCAGCCCCGCATCGTCAAGTGCTCTTTGGAAATCGTCAACAAACTGGTCACCAGCAAACGCTCTAGCCTGTGCTTCACTCTCCATGTACTGCCGGAAGAACTCAGCGAATCCCTCGCCCGGAAGTGCTTGCGGGTTGTTCTTGTACGCCGACACGAAAGCCGGGTCAAGATTCATAACCATCTGCTGAGTGCCAGTCATACCGATCCGGTCGCCGATGGCGTGACCGATTTCGTGCATCGTCGTGAAGTAGTTACCCACTTCATTCGGACGTGCAGCAATGTACTTGGCACGGCTGTTGTAGTAGCCCAGCACTTGCTTCGGCAGATTCACCAGCTTGCCACGCTTGCTCTTGCCAACCATCTTCTTTGTGCCAAGATAGTTGCCAATTCCAAGCGATTCAATCATGCTTTGAGCAATGGCATGAGGGCTGCGCTTGGGTGCTGTGTTCTGCTGCTGAGACTGCTGTGCAGGCTGATTAGACGGGGCGATATACGCCTGTACTTCGTCAGTTGCACCAGTTGTAGGAGCAGTTGTAGGAGCGGCCTGTTCAGTTGTAGGAGCAGTTGTATCAGTTGCAGGAGCAGTTTCATCAGTTGATGTTACATCCGATGTTACGCCCTCTAGCATGGAAGTCTGTCCTTCGACGGCTCCCTGAGATTCCAGTTCCACAACGCCAGCGGTACGGTTCAAGCTGTTCTGTACGAACGTCGCTTTATCCGGCGCTTCAGTCAGCTCCATGCCGTCAAGGCGTACTTGATCGGGCGCACCCAAGTTCGTGATATCATCCAGTAGATTATTCAGCGCCAGCGTCATTTTCGTGCCGCTTCGCTTGTTCGCGTCGAACATCTGTGCAATTGCAATGGTTGTCGGGTCAATGCTCTCTTCAAACATATTGCCTTGGTTCAGACGCTCGTCCAAGGAAATGCCATCACGCCTGATCTCACGAATCAGCTTAGCAGCATCCACGATATTCTGCGTGACATCCAAGTCATACAGATTCCCGCTTGCGACACCGTCAGCAACAAGCGCCACTTTGGGGGCGACATTCGTCATCGCATTCATGATGTTCTTGACTTCATCGCCCGTGTTTTCGGTAACGGCAGCAGTCAGAATCGGATCATGATACGCACGGTTGAACAGTCCGCGCTTAATGCGCCGATACAAGTCTTCTGTGTTCTTGCCCTTGTTGTCCTGATAAGAACCGCGCTCATACTCAGGAATGATTTCCTGACGGTACATCTTGACGAACTCGGTGTTATCCGCATTGTCTACGCTTCCGTTGTCGTTCGGAACGAACATTGCCATCCGTTCCGGCGTAAGCATATCCGCATCAACAGCGGCAGTCTCGGACGGAGACAGCTTTGCCATGTCTACCGTATTCGCTTCTCTTGTGAATGCAACGCGGTCAACGTCGGTATCGCGTACACGAACCAATACAGAATTATCAGTCACGACATCCGGCGCGAAGCCAAAGCTTTCGGCATTAGCCCGAAGCCATTCCGTGTATCCGTTTGCCTTGCCGTTCTGCATTGCCTTGCGGATACCCATCGTCCGCTGGTTACCGCTCTCGACGATGAAGTCCGGGCCAACAACGGGCGCACCATACTGGACACGATTGTCAGCGCCAAGCAACTCAGGGGTAAGCCCACCGTTTGCCATGTTCTCAAGGTCTACCTGAGAACTGTAGCGCGTTCTGTCTCGCGGCTGAAGACGTGCCGGATAATCGGGGTTCACGCCGCCATTGCCCGTGTTGCTGGTGATCAAAGCATTGACCGGAACAATGGCATAGTGGAATTCCAGCTTGGTTTTGGGATCGACAAACATCGTTCCCTTGCCGCCCATGATAGCCCGCCGCTGTGCTTCGACGATATCTGCACGGCGTTCTCTCGTTTCCTGCACGGCACGCATCCGCTCTTCAACGGCTTGCTGTGCTTGCTGTGTAATCTCGGTATCGACTGCCTGAGCCGCATCCCTTTCGGCCTTGACCGCTGCCGCTTCTTCCGCTTCGGAATTAGCCAACTGCTGTGCAAGCTGACGTTCCGCTTCGATAGCGCCAGGAAGATCTGACGCGGCATCACGGACGGCGTTCTCCATATCTCCGCTTGTGTCCGCATCATATTCCGCGTTCACTTGGGCAAGAGTCTGTTTGACGTTCTCAACCTCTTGCGCTTTTGCTTCGTGCTGCTGCTGTGCGTGTTGCCGTCTGCGACGGGTCTGCGACGTTCTTTCGCTTGCCGTCTGCAAGTCCTTGACACCACGCTCAGACAGAATGCGGGCCTTTTCATTGGCGATCATTACGTCGTATGTACGCTTGTGCATCGTATCACGGACGGCCTGATCTGCTGCTTCAAGATTCGCCGCCTGCATAAAGGCGTTGAAGTTCTCGTCGCTGATACCACGCGGGTCAAGCCCCATCAGCAACTGATGAGATTCGCCGTCTGTCAACGCCGCCACCTGAACGGCTTGCATGACCGCACCGAAATCCGTGTTCGTGGTACGCGCTTTCAGAATCAGTCGCTGAAGAACGTCACACCCCTTGCGCCCAAGCTGTTCAACAATGTTCTGTGCTGCCGCCTGTGCCTGTGCTTTCGTCTGATCGTCAGAACCGACAGCGTCCTGATCCAAGATGCCCGTAATCGTCGCAACTTGCTTGGATGCGCTGCCAACGCTGGCAGATTCAAGGGCGAACATACGCCGCGAGAATTCGGCACGGGTAGCTCTCGACTGCTCGGATGTTACCACTCGGCGCGTAGACCTAGATGCAGACTGGGCTTCCGGCGCTGCTGTTTCGACCGTTTGTTGTTGCGGCCCGTACACTTCCGGCTGCTGAATCCTGCGCTGAATCTCTTCCGCAGTCTCAGGGTTCTTCATGAGTTCTTCTGTCTGAGCAATAAAGGACTCAAGGGATTCTTTGGTAACCTCGCCCTGAGTGATCGTTGACAGGATATCGCCGTCAGCGATTGCCGCAACCTCGATAGCTTCACGCAAATCAGCCTGTGAGACATCCAATTGCGCCGCCTTCATAGAGATATCGCCAATCAGCCTTGCCGCGTCGCTAGAACCAATCTTTTCAATTAAGCCCCTCGCCGCCGCCTCTGCTCTGCCAGGAATCTCCTCGGCTTTAGACCTAAGACTGTTCAACAGATTCGTCAACTCGTCTTGCTGATATTGCAGTTCCGCGTTCTGCGCGGAATACTGCATTTCAGCATTCGCCTGTTGAAGATTGTTCTGCTCTTCACGGGCCGCATCGCTGTTTAACTCTTCGGCGAATGCATGGGTGCGCTGTCTAAGGTCTTCAGCCGCTACCGCTGCTTCTGCCGCTTCTTGCGCCATCTGCGCTTCGTTCTCTGCCAGTTCCGCATTCAGTTGCGGGCCATAAGAAGACGTGTTGCTTTCGGCATCCGCAATATCTATGCGAGCAAGTGCGCGGGCGTTAGCCCTATCCACTCCTGCCGCTTCGTACTGCATCTGCAAACGATACGTTTCGACAATCCGTTCCGTCGTGGTGCTGAAATTACCAACAACATAGCCACCAGTCGTAGAGATGCCAGCGGACACGCCGCCCATAAGACCAGCCATGCCAACTTCTTTCCAAAAGTCTAAGTCGGCCTGATACGTCGCTTCGCTTCGGGCAAGCTGTTCGGTCATTCCGGGGATTCCCGCATCCATCAAAGCCTTTGTCATCGCTTCAATAGACTGAGAACGTGTACCCAACGCGCCCATGATCTTGTCTTCGCCGATGCTTTCGAGCGCCTGTCCGACAGCTTCACCGACAACTTCGTTACCCAGTTCCGGCAACTGGTTCTTGAAGAAATTCAGAACGCCTTTTGTGGTTCCACCAGCCGCTTCTTGTGCGCCGACTGAGAGGGCTTCCATGATGTCAGTCATCTCAATCTTTTCGGTTGCCCACTCAGCCAAGAAGGAAACCGTACCCATCATAAGAGCCTGAGTTTCTGTGCCGCCGTTCTTGATGGTTTCGTTATAAGAAGAAGTACCGGCAGAGAAAGCCATATTCGCGGGGCCAAGGCCAATTATTGTATTGATCGTAGAATCTCCGGCGCTTGTAACGGCATCGTAAAAGAATCCAACAACCTTGCCCGACGTACTTTCTGCGCCGCCGAAGGCCGTAACAATCTCGTCTTTTGCCGCCTGACGCATTGCACTATTGGCTTTCTGTCCGGCAGACAGAATGCTGTTGGGGTTCGATTTGCGGCCCGTCAGCTTATCAAAGGCAATCTGAAACGCGCCAGTAGAATTCAACGGAGACAGCGCAACGCTGAGAAGCGTACCGCCTACCGCGTTCTTCTTGCCGAATGCCGCCGCAGCACTAGACAGATCTTCCGTGTATCGCGTGTTCAGTCTGCCATACTGCGAATCGCCAAGGTGCAGATAATATTCATCCGCAGTAATCGGGCCTTGCGTTTCCAGCAGATACTGAGCGGTATCCAGTTCAGCCGGAGACATCTCCCCCATCAGCGGATACTGAGCATACAGACTGCGGTCAGCGGTTTTGTGCTTGAAAGCATACAAGGCATAACCGATAGAAGAACCCGTGTGGAACTTCTCTTTCGCCCACTTCTCTGCGCTGTCACCCGCCGCCACTTTTTCAGCGAAATCGGGGTTCGTGCGCAGAAGATAATACTCGCCGTCTTTCTTGTTCGCTTCGGCTTGCCGCTTGGTTTCTTTGATGTTCTCAAGGTATTTGTCGGGGATGTTCAGCTGAAAGCGGTCGATGATGTCCAGCAGTCCGTCCAGTTCCGCGATGTTCTTCTCGCAGTCTGCGACGTTCTTCTTCGCTTGTGTGGCAATCTCTTCCTGAGTGTATTCGCCACTCTTTTCCGCTGCCGCATAGACATCATACGCATTCCAGTCCGGCAGCTTCACGGTATCGAAGTTAGCCGCGACGGTATCCAGGATGTCCGTGGCACGCATCCCAAGCCCGGTATCAACGCCGTCCAATGCCGCCATTTCATCGGCAAGCGCGTACTTGGCGGCAACGTCTTTGAGCCGTTCCTGAGACTGGTCATACTGCGGACGCATGGCTTCCAGTTCTGCCTTGTGCTGGTTCAGACTTTCTTCGACAGCTGTCCGCGCCGCAAGATTCCGCTTGTCTTCCTCGGTCTGTATCGTCGCACCGAACTTGGACAGATATTCCCATTGCTCGGAATCACCGCGCTGGAATGCGTCCATTCTAGCGGCAACCAGTTCGTCCTCGGTCATGGGCTGTCCGGTCGCGGGATTCGTCGGCATGGTCGCACCAGCTACGTCAGGCAAGCCCGCAAGCTGCGCTTCCTCCTGTGCGATGACATCTTCCAAGGCACGGAAAGCGTTGCTCACTTCTGTATCGTGGAAATAGAAATCGCCAGCCAGTCGGTCAGCTGCACCAATGGTATAGTTATAACCGTCCTGTGCGGACATCGTGCCGTTCTCAATACCGTCTTTGATGCCCGCAACGTCCTCGTCAAACTCAGGATACGCCGTGGCGAACGTCTGACGTTCCGTGTCCGTGCTGATGCCGCGCAGAGAGTACTTGCCCTCTGCGAAGTTGCGGCGACGGTTCTGCCTGTCCTGCTTGGCTACATCAGAATTGCTCTTAGCTTTTTCAAAGTCCGCACGGCTGGGGCCAGCGGTTGTTCTCTCCGGCGGGATAAACGGCTGTCCGTCAGGCGTGAACTGCGGGTAGCTGTCGCTGCGCGTTGCGCTTGCCGTCTGACGTGCCACACCGCTTGCAACTAAATCTGACAGCGGCGGCAACGAAGACGAACCCGTGTTCCTGGACTGCTGCTGTCGCGTTCCCTCTTGGATCGCATCGTCCAGCGATACGCCCACTTCATCATCGTTGGCTGGACGCTCACCTTCACGGCCCCGGAACAGTCCGGTGAAGAAGTTGCCGACGGTGTCCATCGCGCCGCCGATAGCACCGCTAAGACCACCGCTTGTGTTCGCCACTTCATCATGCGGATCAGGCGCTGTGGCATTCTCTGCCAGCTTGGAGCGCATATACTTCTCAAGGCGCTTACGGCTGTATAGTCCAATCGTGCCGGATTCGGCATTACCGATTGTGCCGGTCGTGTTCTCAGCGCCGGTCATCAGGCTGTCGTTCAGCTTTTGAATGGCGTTGTAATCAGAATCGCTGTAGATATCTTCCAGCTTTTCTTTGATCTCTTCGTCCGTATGCCCGCCCGGTTCAGACAACCATTCGTCTACGTCGCTTTTAAGTGCCTCAAGCTGTTCGTTCGCGGTCTTTGTAAACTGGTCAGCCCGATACAGCGACGTAAACATATTACTCTTGGTACTGTCAGAGCTATAGGCATCGCCCTGATGCTCAGTCCAAAAGTCATTGTTGAAGTCGTATGTGCCGTAGTATAGCTGCGCGTCCTGCATCGTGGAGCCGGAGCCATACGGGTCAAAGTCTTCGCTCTTAGCATCCCGTCTCCGCGCTTTTTCTTCGTCGTACTGCCATTGATTGCCTTCACCAAGACGCGCAAATATCGCGTCAGAGAAGGAATCGCCAGTACCGCCATTGTTTCTAGCGGCCCAACACATACCACGGAAATAGCTGAAATCAATACCCAAAGCACGGGTAAATTCAGACGGCTGCTGAGACAGCCTGTCCTGCTCTGCCTGTCGAAGTGTCGGGTACTTACTCCAGTCGATACTCGCCCATATCTCTTCGTCTGACATATTACGGCTTGTATCTCCGGCCTTGAACATAACATCTTCTTTGAAAGAGTTCCATTCAATTTCGGCCTTGTCCGTCCGATCCATATCATCCAACAGCTTGGCAAGATGATATGCAATTTTCTCGTCTTTGCTTGCGCGTTTTCCGGGCGATTTGATATTTCCGCTTGTGTCGCTGAACTGCAACAGCCCAGCCTGTGCGGCAGCTGCAAGAGCCTGTTGACAATACTCTTTCGTAAACCCGCCAGCGGGCTGTTCTACGCCAAGTTCGGCAAGAGCATATACAGCCCTAGAGGTCGGCACGATATACGGGGAATACGTCTCGTCACCGGGCGTGAGGCGTTTTTGATTCATGAAATCAAACGCCTCTTTGTTGTTCGGGTCAAGTGCATAGATACGGGCGGCAATATCTACAGCGGTCGGACTCGCACCCGAATACCAGTTGTCGCTGCGAATATCGGGCTGCCCGTTATTAACGCCCTGAAGGCCCTGAATGCCAAAGGTTTCGGCCTTGCTCTGCTCACGCCTCTGCGTCCAGTTGGTCGGCTCAGAAGAGTTCTGTGCCTGTGCCTGATTGTATGCCGTACTGCCACGGGTCAGATAGCCGCTGCCGAATGCGCCAGCACCGGTTCCGACGCCAGCGCCGGGTGCGGCAGAAGACCCACCGGAAGACCCGCCATAACCGCCACGCGTTGTATACACCCACGCCTGATTCCTAGACATCCCGGAACTAAGGGCGCTGTTATAAGTATTGCGGGCCGCATTAAAGGCATCGGCGGTCGAAGTTCCTATGCCGCCGCTTCTACTGACGGAGATATATGAATTGTCACGAAGCGAGGGGGGATTGCTCCCCCCGCCACTCGATTGATTGGAAGAAGATGAGCCGGACTCGGAAGAGCTACCGCCTTTATTCTTTTTATCTTCGTCATCTCTGTTGTATGCCATCTTATTCCTCCTGCGTTAAGCGTTTCTTGTACCGATGGAATCTCTCGCTTTTACTTTGACGGGCGTACCGCTGGAACTGGAACTGGAGCTAGAGCTAGAGCCACCGCCAAACAAAGTCTTTCCAAGATCATTGAGATAATCAGAGAAAGACTTGTTCTGATTGTTAGTCTTGGTTTTGTTGCTGGTACGGTTTCCACCGCCCCCGCCTCCTCCACCGCCACCGCCGGAAGAAGCAGTCTTCTTCGATGCGTTGACCGTGTAGAACGTATCCGGGTTCGTGTTCGTACCCGCGCCCGTGACATAGCCTGACGTTTCTTCATAGCCCTTCTGAAGGTTGAACTGTCTCGCGTTCTCATTAAACGTCCGCAGCCATTGCGCATCAGCCGCCTCATCACGCCGCGCTTGATACAGATTCGTGTACAACTGCTGGGCGATGTTCGTCTGCCGTTCTGCCGCCGCTACGCTGCGGTCATAGTCCTGCTGCTCCAATTCATTGACGCGTTTAAGAATGTCCTGCGCCTGTTCAGCAGAATAGCCCGCCAGCGTCTGCTGCAACTGCTGGGCCAGCTGAGTGCGCTGGTCTTCGATCTGATTCTCGGCCTGTGTCTGCTCACGCCAAATGTCGCCCTGTGCCTGTGCACCCGCCAAGGCCACGTTAGCCAGCGTCTGCGCACCGTAAGACGATCTCTGCATTCCACGGCTGAGTAACTGCCTGTCGGCCTGAGAATACGCCTGTGCGTACTGCTGGGCCGATTTCTCGCGGTTGCGGTCATACTCAGCCTGAAGCGCATCCCTCTGCTGTACCAGTCGCAGATCGTTCTGCGCCTGTTGCTGCTGGGCCGCACGGGTCAGCTGAGAGTAATAAGTGCCGTACTCCTGCTCGGCCTGTGCCTGTCGCTGGTCAGCCGTCCGCACATTGTACTGCGCGTTCTGGTACTGCCGCTGCAGCGCATTGGTCAGGCTAGTCAGATCGGTGCTTGTAGGATTCCAGTTATTGGAATTCTTTACGCCGACAGCAGTAGTGTCCGTTGCGTTATTCTTCTTTTCTGCCATCGCCATCCACCTCCGGCAGTCCAGTGGCAATGCTGGTGAGGATGCTCAGAATGCCAGCCAGTACTGAAGCGGACAGAACCGCTTTCCAGTCCACCGCAGACAGCACCGCACTGGTTCCGATGGTCGCAACCGCAGTCTGCGCTACTGTCCGCGCCGCACGGATCAGCGCCGCTTTTACAAAGTTATTCATTTGTGTCCCTCCTTCAGCGCATCTACTTCTACTTCCACACGCGCAACACGCTCATTCAAACTGGAGATATCCCGCTGCACAGCCTTCTGCTCCACTCGGATGTCATCCACGCCTGAGCGGATGCTGTCCAGCTTGCCATCCATCAGGGCAATCTTTGCCGCCTCTCTCTGATCGTCACCGCGCCTGTTACGCGCAAGGCTCATTGCTGCGACAATTAGGCTAAGAAGAGCAATGATTGCCGTCAACGTTGTCGATGAAATATTCATATTAAGTCCCCCTTAAGAGCCTACATTATTGAGAATCAGAACCTGAACCGATACGTTAGCGTTCGGTGCGCCGTCTGTCGTAAACTGAAGCTGGTTGGGTGACTGCCCCGTACAGCGGATTTTCCACTTGTGGTAGTTCAGATAGCTTGTTGGATCGGGCGAAACCAGTACCGTATTGCCGGTTGTCACGCCAGTACACGTTACCGTCTGCTTCTTGGAACTCCAAGAGCCGGATGCCAGTGTTACCGTTCTAGCGATGGTAGCGGTAGCGCCTACGTCAGAGGCCGTCAGCGCCACACTGGATGCCAGCGAATGTCCGTTGACAGTACTGGTCTGAGGCACGAAGAACGCTTTCAGTCGCTGAAGAAGCGTCCGTGCGCAATCGCCATCGTTCAGATAATAGTTGTTTGTGTCCGTTACCGGATGTACATACGGAGTACCGTTATCCAACACCTCATCGCACAGATCGCTCATGATATTGTTGTCGGTTTCTGCCGGCATCGGCTTGAAGTTATCGGCAACTTCACCGGACGGCCCCTGTGGGCCTTGCTGGCCTGTGTCCCCTTTTTCGCCTTTAATGCCATGCGGCAAAACAAAGTTAAGTGTCTGCCCCTCGGTTACGGTTACGCTCGCCGCCTCTTCCCCTACAGCCTCACGGACAGTGCCTATTGAAACAGACACCCTCCGATGCGTTGTTGTCTCCATATAAATCCCTCACTTTGAAAAAAGAGGGGGCGATGCGAGAACACCGCCCCCAGTTTCGTCAGGCCGTAGCAGCCGCCGGATTGGCAACCCACTTGCCCATAACACCAAGAAGGTACTGGGACTGGTTGTAGTTGCTGATCTCCGCGTTGCGCTCGGCAAGCTGACGGTCGCGATCGGCAAGGCGATCCTGAAGCATCTGCGTCTTGATGGAGCAGCAGCAGGAATCAAGCTGCGCACCAAGATTCATCAGCTGGCCCTGAAGCACGTTCGTCTGATTCTGAATCTGAAGGCCAATCTGATTGAAGCCCTGAATGGCATTGATCAGGTTCGTATTGTTCTGCTGCTCAAGCCTGCTGGTCTGCGAGTCAAGCAGACGCGCCGTCTCATAGTTGTTGTTCGCCGAAGACAGGGCGATCTGCTGAAGCTGCGCCTGCGTCTGCTGATTGGCAAAACCGGCGTTCATCTCAGCCTGCGTTGCATAGTCAGCGCCGCCACGGTTTCCGTAGAAACCACCGTTGCCCATGCCGAACATCAGGATCAGCAGGGCAAACACCCACATGAATGCTCCACCACCGTTGAAGGTTCCATCGTTGCCCACCGGCATGACCGGCGTGATTCCCGTAGCATCCATTACAGATACCTCCTAAAAAATATTCGTGAACATGGCTTTCGCACATGGTCACTTCAACATATTGAGGATGTCGTTCGGATTGACACCCTTCTGCTTTGCCAAATCGTAGAATGCCTGCTGCGCGTCCCCGTTGTACTTCTGTATTAACGTC